ACCCATTCGAGGACGTTCAACAGCAGGCCCGGAACAGAGGATTTCTTCAAAGCCACCAAGAGAAGTTATCACCGGAGCAATGAGGTCTTGTTCCGAAAATCGTTGCCAATGGACACCTTGACGGAGGTTCGCGTCCCAGCCAGAGACGTGAAAACGTTGATTGATATGCTCAAGCAGAAGGGTATTACGAAGATCAACGGAATCAAGCTCGAAGACCTGATAAAGCCCGGAGGGAGGACGGTATAGTGCTTGATTTCAGAAAGCCATATGTGTTGTTGACAAAGAAGTCCAAAGAGAAGAGTTGGTTCGGAGATGACGACAATCTGCCAGCGATTGCTATCAAGTGCATCTGCGAGAAGGGCCGGAAGGAATACGGCGAGAACCCCCGCAAGATGTATTTGCAGTATTATGACATCGGCTGCGAACGCGGCCACCGGCTCGAAGGAAAGGTCGTGAAAGACCTTCCAAACGGGATTGTCTTCGAGTGGGCCAACCGCAGCGGAATGTTCGATACGTTCAAGCTCACCGAACTCACGATGGAAGAATTTGAGCGCCGCGTAAGGCCGACGCTTGATGAATACCAGAGCAAATGCATCAATGATCTCGACGATGCTTATGTCTTCTACCGAAGGATGGTAGGCATCACCTAACAACCTCAACCTCGCCCCTTAAAAGGGGACGGGGATTTTTCATTTTTGGGGAGAAAAGCATGAAACATACTTTTGCGGATTTCTACCGACAGAGGCCGCGAGCCGAACCCGCTCCGGTCACCAAGGGATTGTTCACCGTCCAGAAAGCCGACGAAGAGCGGCACATGGTGTTTGGCTGGGCATCCATTGCCCAGCAGGCAGACGGAAGTGTAGTCCAGGACTACCAAGGTGACGTCATCGACATCGAAGACCTTGAGAGTGCCGTTTACGATTACGTCATCCTTTACCGCGATGGCGGCGAAATGCACGAGCGCGGAGGCGTGGCGGTACTCATTGAGAGTGTCGTGTTCACGGCAGCAAAGATGCAGGCGATGGGCATCCCGGAAGGGACACTGCCCTACGGCTGGTGGATTGGCCTCAAGGTCACAGACGACGATGTATGGGCCAAAGTCAAGGACGGAACCTACCGCATGTTTTCCATTGAGGGCGAAGCAGTCCGTCAGGAAATCGAAGACGATGATGAGGAAGGAGGCAGCGACGAATGAGCAAGGCCCACAAGCTCCGCAACCTGAAGCTCCGCAAAGTCGACTTTGTAGATCAGGGCGCGAACCAGTTCGCCCACATTCAGTTTGCGAAGCGCAACGAAGAAGCGCCTATCGACAGCCCTGAATCTTCGCCCGAAGAACGGGCGTTTTTCGAGCGTTTTGGTGCTTTTATTGCCAAGATGTTCCACACGTCCCCGGTCAGTAAAGGCGACGCGATGACCTTCGATCAGGTCACGGAAACCCGCGATACCCGCAACGCCATTTACCGCATTTCGGATTCGATGTGCGAAAGCATCCACGCCATCATCAATGACAAAGACCTTGATGATGCGCAGAAGGCTGAAATGATCAAGCAGACAGCCGATCAGGTTGCCGAGGCGATCAAGGAAGATATTGCCGCTGTCTTTGGTAGCACCGTGCAGAAGAGCGAAACCGGCGAAGGAGAAGGCCAGCCCGTCCCTGAAGACGGCAACCCGGAACCGCCCACGACTACCGAAGACCCCGGCAACCCCACCGATGAACCCATTCAGCAGGAAGGAGAAACCAATATGAATCTCGATACCAGCAAGATGACCCCGGAAGACAAGGCGACCTATGACGAGCTGGCGAAGCGCTACGCCGTCACCGAACCCGCCGCCCCTGCGGCTCCTGCCGCTACCACCGAACCCGCCGCACAGCAGCAGCCCGAAACCGATGATGTTTTCAAGGGCCTGCATCCCGCTGTCAAGGCCGAACTGGAAAGTCTGCGCAAGTTCCGTGAAGATTCCGAACTGCGCGAGCTTACCGAAGTTGCCAAGAAGTACACTCTGCTGGGCAAGAAGCCGGAAGAACTTGCTCCCGTCCTCAAGTCCCTGCGTGACGCTGGCGGCTCTGCCTACAACGACATGATTTCCATTCTCGACAGCAACCTCGAAGCCGTCGAGAAGTCCGGCGTATTTTCTGAGGTCGGCAAGCTCGGCAACACCCCCACCGAAGACCCTTGGGGCAAGATCGAAGCCGCAGCGCAGGAAATCATGAAGTCTAACACCAACATGCGTTGGGCGGATGCTGTTGATGCTGCTTGCATGAAGCATCCCGACCTCGTCGAGGCTTACGAGAAGTCCCGCAAGTAAGCACGGAAGAAAGGAGACCGAACCATGAGCAACTACATGACTCACCCCATGGACAACACTCCCACCATTCGCGGTATCGCCGGTGCGGACGTCGAGAATCCCGCGCTGCTGGCCGTGAAGTTCGACAGCAATGGCAAGCTGGTGCTGCCCGCTGCTGGCGACCCCATCATTGGCATCGTCCTCGCAGACGAACACGCCATGAAGGTTGGTCATCCCCTGCATGTCCAGATCAAGGACATCACCTACTGGATTGCCGGTGCTGAAATTAAGGCGGGCAACATGCTCAAGGCTACTGCCGAGGGCAAGTGCGAACCCGCTGCCGCTGGCAATGTGGTGAACGCCATTGCGCTGGAGCCTGCTGCTGCTGGCGACCTGTGCAAGATCATGATCGTCCACACCACCGTCCCCGCTTAAAGCAAAGGAGTGAATAAAACATGAAGAACGCTGCGAGCAACGCTTCCATCTCTGCGCAGATCGCCAAGGGTTGGAAGCCTAACTACTATCTGACCAACATGAGCGTGGCCCATTTCCAGCCTGACGACTGGTTTGTATCCCCGTTCATTTTCCCCATCCTGCCCGTGAGCCTGTCCACCGGCCACTACTACATTTTCGATAAGGCTGATCTCGCCCGCGACAACGTCCAGCGCAAGCCCAAGTACGGCAAGGTTACCCCCATGACCTTCGGTACCACTGAGGCTATGTATACCACCGACGTGGATCAGGTCATCATCGGCCTTGACCAGATCAGCACCCTCGACTATCAGCGTGCTGGCACCCCCGGCATTTCCGACCCGCGCCGTGCAAAGGTTCGCATTGCCACTGAACAGATGAAGCTCCACGCCGACCGCGTATTCGCTGACGGCTACTTCAAGTCGGGCGTTTGGACGAACGAATATGCCGGTGTCACCGGCGCAGCTCCCGGCAGCAAGCAGTTCTATCGGTTCGATGATGCGAATTTCGATGCCGTCCATTTCTTCGGCAATCTGCGCACCGAAATGATGCGCGAAGGTCGCCGCATGCCGAACGTGCTGGCTCTGGGCGTTGAGTCTTACGAAGGCCTGAAGCGCAACCCTGAGATTCTGGAGCGCGTGAAGTACTCCGGCAGCACTGCGAACCCCGCCACCGTCAATGCCAATGTTCTGGCCCAGCTGCTCGAAATCGACCGTATCGTTGTGCTGAACAGCACCTACAATGCGGCCGGTTACGGCAAGGAAGACATGCAGTTCGTGTGCGACAGCAAGGGCGCTCTGCTCTGCTACGCTGCCCCCAACCCCGCCATCGATGAAGTCTCTGCTGGCTACACTCTGGCGTGGGATATGCTGGGCAACGGCCAGTATCTGGCCTTTGACCAGTGGGAAGGTGAGGGCGGCACTCATACCGAGTTCATCGAAGGTCTCATGTCTTCTACCCCGAAGAAGATCTGCGATGAACTGGGCTACTTCCTGACCGGCTGCGTAGCCTAACAAACCATTCCCGGCGCAGCGGTAAGTTGCGTATCGCAAACGCGCCGCAATGCGCTCACCTCCTCGCATTGGCGAAACTACTCACCCGGAGCCGCCTGACCACCGGCCCCGGGTGCAAAGCTGTTTCTCCCGCTGCGCCTTTTTCCTTACTCTCCAAGAAAGGAGGAACCGACCATGAAGAAGATCACCTGTAAAAAGCCTTGCAACATTGGCGGTGAACGCTTCGCCATCGGAGACGATGTGCCTGTGAAGCTGATTGCCCCCGGCAGAGAAGCCGCGCTCGTCAAGTATGGACTGATTTCCGTCGAGAATGTCCCGGAAGCCCCTTCTACTCCCGTCAGCACCAATCCCCCTGAAGCGCAGCAGCAGCCCTCAGAGGGCCAGCAGAATGGCGATGATGGACAGCAGCCCGACGATAACAGCGGAGAAGGCCTGAACGAGCCGGAGCAGCCTGCCAACGACACCCCCGACGACGGCGAAAAGAAGACCGGGAAGAGGGGGAAGAAGTAATGGCCTACACCTACGACCCGACGAAGATTACCGAAGAGAAGAGTGTGAGCCGTGCGCGTTTTGAATTGGGCGATACCATGACCGACGGAGGCGCGGAAACGTGTATGTTAGCCGATGAAGAAATTCGGGCCATCATTGACAGCACGACCGCATGGAAGGTTGCCCTCTTCAAGCTCGCCGACGCTGTTTGTATGCGGCTTTCCTACGAAACCGACTGGAAGGACGACGGCACATCCTTCTCTCTGAACCAGAGAGCGGAACGCTGGATGAAGCTGCGCGATCGGCTGAAAGCTGACGCGGACGCAGAAGTCACTATCCCTGTTTCGGGAGCCGTAAATGATTCTCTTCGCAACCCCCGCGATGGCGGCCATTACTTCCATGCAGGCATGATGGAGAATCCGCGTGTTCAGCCGCCTATGCCGTTCAGAGGTGGTAGCCGATGAAGCATGGACGAATTGGATTGACCCGCCCTGAGAGCTTTCCGAAACCCTTCAACGTTTACTCGAAAGAAAGTAGTGTGACCGGCATTGGCCGTGTCACCAAGGGTGAAATGATTCTGAGATGCACGATCCGTTGCATCCTATCCGTGGCAAAGCCGGAAGAGCGGGAACGTTACAATCAGATAGGCGTGAAAGTCACCCATTCCATAATCCAGCGTGGCAGCCCTATTGCAAAAGAGCAGGACGTTCTTGCACTCAGCAAGGGCAGCAGGGAAACACGCTGGTTCAGGGTACAGGCCGTACACAACAAAGGCGAAATGGATATCGACACCGTCTATTACTGCGAAGAACGGAGTGACCTGAAATGAACTTCAAGATTGATCTTTCGGGAATATCTTCAAAAGTCGTGAATCAGGTCAATGCGGAACTTCCAGCCCGTGCAGCTGCGGCTTCTCAGGAATTGCGTAACGCTTCATTGCTTGTATTGCGTGGAAAACGCAGCGGCAAGCAATACAAAAAGCCCAGCGGCAAGCCCTATACCGCATCTGCTCCTGGCGAACCGCCTGCTGTCAGAACGGGTACTCTGCGCCGTAATTGGCGTCCAGTACAACACGGAGCCAACCATCAGAATCCCGCCATCGAGACCAACGTGCCTTACACCGGCTATCTGGAACAAGGCACATCGAAAATGGTGCCGCGTCCCTTTGAGCAAAAGATCATAGAAAAGGCGAAGCCGAAAGTCGAAGCGATTTATGCTCAGCCTTACGATATCAACCCGTAAAGGAGTGAGAGCGTGGAGCTGAAGACAATGCTTTACGAAAGGCTGACTGGAAGCGTCGATCTCGGAAAGAAGCTGGCTTCGTATGACGGGAAACCGGCGATTCATTATCAGCAGCCGCCCACGGCAGACGATGACAAATGGGGAGATGAACAGTACCCTCGCATCGACTACCTTGTGGACATGCAGGAGAACCCCGCCCGGAATACGAGCGGGGTTCTTGCGATCAATGTATGGTGCGATGCTGAACGAGGCGCAGCGCCGGAAGAGATCGAGTGCATCCTTCGTGATCTTTTGCACACCGCATTCGCACAGACGGAAGAATATCCCTTCTGCTTCGCATGGGTGCGCTCGGATGCCTTTGAGGTCAAAAATCAGGACGAACAGACCGCCCGTACCGTTGGTATGACGGTCATTTTTGACGTTATGGCATGTCCTTGCCAATACACCATGTATCCCGATCCGATAAAGGCCATGAACCAATGGACGAAGACTGTCCTTCCCAACGCCATTGTTCTTGGAGAGGATGAAGTCGACGGCTGGATCATTCCTTCGAAAGATCAGCCGGTTGTCTATTGGCGGCTTGCGGCGCAGGGAACGCAGCAGAAGCATTTCACGCACACTTGGCTCAACGTCACCATCGAAGGCCATGTGTATGCGAGAACGGCTGCGGACAGACTTCACAACCTTGTCCGCATCAATACAGCGCAGGCTCTTGCCGGACATATTCCGATGGAAGACACCTCGCCGCTGTTTTTGCGCAGTTATTCTTGCCGTCCTCATCTGAACTACCTCTCTCAGGGGCAGATACAGGCAACGGGTAACTTTGGAATTCTGCATCCGCGCTATTCCAACCAAAGCGCAATCCCGAAACTCAATAATGCGCATGTTTTTGACCGTAGAAGGGAGTGAAAACCATGTCGAAGGATAAAGTGGCTACCGCCACCAACAAGCCTGCCGCGAACGCCGAACCGGTCTATTCCGCTTCGGAAATTGCGGCCAACGCACGTCGCCTGTTTGGGTGCAGCATCGATATTGCCAGCGCTGCGCTGGCCCGTGAAAATATCAAGACTTGCACTGTAGAGCAGGCGCGAGCGATCATCAAGAAGTTTGCAGAAAGGAAGGTAAATAACTGATGGCCGGACGTTACTCCAAGGGCGAATCCAAGATTCGCCCGAATGTTTATTACCGCGAGGAAAACGCAGGCGATATCGCGCTTGCGAGCGCGAGAAACGGCGTAGTGGCTGCGGTATTCAAGGCCAACTGGGGCCCGCTGGGCAAGATCGTTTCCATGACCTCTCCCTCTGAGATTGCCGATTACTTCGGCGATGACAGCGAGGGCAACAGCAACGTTGCGATGCTGGAGAAGATCTTCATCGGCGGCGCATCCGTCATCAGAGCGGTCCGTGTAGGCAATGGCGGCACTCAGTCCTCCATTACCCTGACCGACACCGACTCCACTGATGTTGTGACTCTGACTGCCGCCTACCCCGGCAAGAGGCCGCTCTCTGTCACCATCAAGGACTCCCTGTCTGTTACCACGCAGAGGGAGTGCATTATCTACAACGGCGTCCGCGAGCTGATGAAGTACGTCTTCACCAAGGGCGCTGGCGAAGTTGACGCGCTGGTGAATGCCATCAACAGCGTTCCGAACTCCGTCGTCATCGCTACCAAGGTGGCTGCTGGCAACGGCATGATTCAGACCGCCAACCAGACCGCATTTACCACGCAGGGTACTTCCCCTGATGTCGTCAACGCCGACTACAGTGATGCGTTCGATCTGCTGGAATCTGCTCGGTTCAATGTTCTGTGTGTCGACAGCGACAGCACTGACATCCACACCCTTGTCCGCAGCTACATCACCCGCGCGAACGACGCAGGCCAGATGGCTATGGCTGTCATCGGCGAACCGACCTCCGTCCCCTATGACACCCGCAAGGCGAATGCGGCCGCGATGAACAGCAGGGATGTCATTTACGCCCTGAACGGCTTCCGCATCGGCAACACCCTGTACGAGGGATTCAATGCGGCTGCGGTAGCTGCCGGCCTGATCGCGTATCTCCCGTCCAGCGACAGCATCACCCACAAGCTCATTCCCGGAGCTGTGGAGGTTGTCGGCCCGCTCACCAACACCCAGATCATTGAGTGCCTGCAGAGCGGTGCGCTCGTCTTCACCACTTCCTCTACCGGCGTGGTCTGGATCGAGCAGGGCATCAACACCCTCACCACTCTTTCTGCCGATCAGGATGAGGGCTGGAAGAAGATTCGCCGCACCAAGACCCGCTACGAGTTGCTGCAGCGCATCAACGAATCCAGCGAACCTGTCATCGGCAACGTCAACAACGACAGCAATGGCCGCGCCACGGTTATTGCCATCGCCAACGGTGTCATTAACCAGATGATCGCCGAGGGCAAGCTGCTGGCCGGTACTGCCTACGAGGATGAAGCCAACCCGCCCAAGGGCGATAGCGCTTGGTTCGCCGTGGAAGTCCTCGATCTCGACAGCATCGAGAAGATCTATTTCGTCTACAAGTTCCGCTTCTCTGAGTAACGGAACGGAAAGGAGTTAAGAAATGGGCGTATTGAATAACGCTGCCATCGCTGATGTCCGTAAGGTTCTTTCGGGCAAGGATGGCGGCTTCTACGACGGTGACGGAAATCTGCTGGCCTCCACTGAAACCTTCAAGTCTCAGGTGGCTATCAACAACCTGTCCTATCAGCCCCTTGGCGATGCGCAGGAACACGGCGCGATGGGTTCCTTCAAGGTCACTCTGACGGTCTCCGAGATTGTCGTCGAGTCCAGCCTGTTCTTCGAGCAGCTGATCGAGGGCATGAAGAACCACAAGATGCCTGAGTGGAACTACAGAGGCATGACCCGCAGCCCCTACAACGACAGCGAAGAGCAGGTCGTGTACCGTGCGTGCGTTCCCGATGGCACCATCGACATCCAGAACATGGTTGTCGGCGAACTGTACAAGCGCTCTTGGAGCTTCATCGTCAACGAACCCCCGGAGCTGATGAAGAAGCTGCTGAACAGTTAAGGGCCTGTGCGCCTTTTCAGGCGTTTCAAAATCACACACAACAAAATCCACACAGGGCAGCTTTGAGGCTGCCCTGTGTCGTTTAACACGGTTTAACAGCAACAGGAAGGAGATACCAAGATGAGCAAGGTCAATGACAACTACGAAGTCCCCGTCGATGCCGAGGAAATGCGTGCTGAAATGCTGTTCAACGAAGATGAACTGCTGCGTGCGCTGACGGATAAGAACGTTCACGAAGAGGTCACGGAGACCATCGAGGTACAGCTTGGCAAGGCCAAGTTCAGCTTCCGCATCCGTCCTCTGTCCGAGAAGGAATGGAACCAGTGCCGCGAGCGCAACACCAAGTACCAGAAGAACAAGCGCCTTGGCGGTCTTAAACTGCCTGAGAACACCGACACTCCCGGCTATCATTCCCATCTGATCTACACCGCCACGGTGGAAGAGGACAGGGCGAAGCTGTGGGACAATAAGAAGTTCTGGGCCGCCGTCAATGCCGTCACCGGCACTGATATGGTCGATAAGCTGATTCCCTTCGCGGGTAAGAAGCAGGCCGTCGTCGAGCGCATCGAACTCATTTCCGGCTTCGGTGACGAAGATGAAAATGAGTACAATGACACTGTAAAAAACTGATACTCGCTGGCGGGAAAGCAACACTCTTGCATCAGATATTCCAACGCACAGGAATCCCGCCCGACGAAGTGATGGCAAAGCCGCGCTTCGTTCGCACTTTCCTGCTGAAGAGCATGGAAGTCCAGCTTGAAGCTGAACGAGATCGTGCTGCTGCCCTCGCAGAAGCACGCAATAATGCTCAGAATGCGCCACGCAACGTCATCACAAGGAGGCGATAGGCTGTGGAACAAGTTTACCGGATAGAAATTCCCATTCAGGCCGTGGATGAAACCGATACCGCAGCCTTGAAGCGCCTTGAAACCGTTTTGCAGAAGTTGTTCACCAGCATCAAGGAGAACAAGACCGCAGCGGAATCCGTGTTCAACGTCATTGAGCGCGGAGCTGACAAGGCCAAATCCTCTACGTCTCAGCTCGAAGTTGCCGTAGAAGACGCGACTGCCAGCTATGATGACATGGGCGATGCGGCGCAGGGAGCCGGAGTGCAGCAGAGACAGGCCGCCGATACTGCCGAGGCCGCCACTGAAAAACTGGAAGATACCGTCAGCGAGGTATCGGACACATATGAGAATGTCGCGCAAGCGGCAGCAGAAGCCGGGCGCAAGTCCGGCTCTGCTTTTGATAAGGCAGAAACCAGCGCGGACAAGTTCACGCGCCGCATGGAGAAGAGCGAACGCACCTTGCGCAGCATGTTCAAGGATCAGTTTAAGCTGATCATTGCGGCGATTGACCGGGCAAGTCCCGTGCTGAAAACCATATGGGACTCTGCAAAGGGCCTCACCACCCGGACGTGGCATGTGGCGGTCAGGATGAAGGATTTCATCACCGCACCATTCCGAAAAATTTGGGACGTTATAAACAGCCCGATCACCATGGCGCTCTCGGTGGCTGGTATTGGACTCAGTGCAACTGAAGTCCTCAGTACATTCAATGAATTCGAGACGGGCATGAGCGCCGTCCGTTCCCTCACCGGCGCGACCGATGAGGATTTTTTGCTTTTGAAGCAGACTGCGAAAGACCTTGGTGCAACCACGTCGTTCTCTGCATCTCAGGCCTCCGAGGGCATGCAGTACCTTGCTATGGCTGGTTGGGACACGAGTCAGATCATCGCAGCGATGCCCGGTCTGCTCGACCTCGCAGCAGCAGGCGCAACTGACCTTGGTGTGGCGGCAGACATCGTCTCTGATGTCATGACCGCAATGGGTATGAGCGCAGATCAGGCAAGCCGCGCAGCCGATGTATTTGCCCGGACGGCAACCAGCAGCAACACGACCATAGAAGGATTGGGCGAAACTCTGAAATACGCCGCGCCGATTGCGCACAGCTTCGGCATGACGCTGGAAGAAGTTGCGGCCATCGCCGGAATGATGGGTGACGCTGGTATCAAGGGTTCTCAGGCTGGTACAGCTCTCCGCTCTGCTCTGCTTCGCATGGCAGACCCGGCAGCAGAAGCAGCCGAATGGATGAAGAAGCTCAACCTGTCCTTTGTTGGCAGCGACGGCTCTATGAAGTCCATGACCGCCATTATGCGCGATACCAACAGGGCATTCGGTACTCTCACGGAAGCTGAACGCCTCGCAGCAGCACAGGCCATCTTTGGAACTGAAGCCGCATCCGCATGGCTGGCCGTCATTGAGCAAGGCCCGGATACCTACGATGCTTTCACGCAGTCTCTCTACGGAGCCGCTGGCGCAGCGGATGAAATGGCGAAGATTCGTCTGGACAACCTCTCTGGTGACATGGAGGAACTGGGCGGCGCACTCGAAACCGCAAAGCTGGAACTGATGGAGAAGATCAACCCTTATCTGCGCAGCTCTGTGCAGTGGTTGACCTCGAAGATTCCTGCTGTGCAGACCCTTCTGGAAAACGCCATCGACTCTGGCATCGAAAGAGCCGGAGCGCTCAAGGCTCAGTTTGCAGAAGTCTTCGGCAGCGCAGAATTCCAGAACGCTGATGGATTCGCCGGAAAGTTCTTCGTCGCTTGGGACAAGATCATCGCGGAACCCTTTGAAGAGTGGTGGTCTGGCGGCGGCAGACAGATGATGCTCGACAAGCTCTCCGACTTCGGAGAGGGCGCGGGTGAACTTATCAACGGATTCATCACCGGCGTATTCGCTGCCATCAAGGGTGAAGAAATTGATTTCGAGGGCTTGAACATCACAGGGCTTGCAAAAGCAGGCGCGGAATCCGCAAAGGCTTTTATGTCTTCTTTCATCGGAGGACTCGACGCAGGCGACCTTTTCGGCAGCGCTCCCGGATTGCTTCAGGCTGGCTTGCTTGGCTTCGGAGCCGTCAAGGTCGGTGGTGGTATCACCAGCACTGTCAGAACTGTCGGCGCTCTTAAAACGGCTCTCTTTGGCGCAGGTGACGCAGCGATGGCAGCGGCCCCGGCAGTAGCGACCGTTGGACAAGCGGCGGTCACTTCTTCCGCAGGAATTGCCAAGGCAGGAACCGTGCTCGCTGGTCTGAAAACCGCGTTGGCAGCCGTACCTGTTTGGGGCTGGATTGCGGCGGCAGCGATCACGGCAGCAGCCGTGGGAGTCAAGCTGTATGCCGATGCACAGGAACGGCATAGACAGGAATTGCTCAATATCGGTGACGCTGTCGCTGATAGCACGCATGCATTCGAGCAGAGCGCCCAGCAGTACCAAGATGCTGTATCATCTGTGGAAGGATACAAGGAAGCCAAACTCAAACTCGGAATCGTATTTGAGCCTCTGAGTGAAGAGGATATTCAGTCAGTACAACAGACAATCAATGACCTTGAAGCTGAAGGTATCGAAATCGAAGCCAGACTTGCTGAAGGCGGCCTATCCGAAACCGATCAGATTACGCTTGCGGCCCAGATCACAAGCATTGAAGCCCACGGCGTTGTGCTTCAGGCGGCGCTTACGCCCATTACCGATGAAGAACGGGAAGCTGTATTGCAGCAGATTTCGTTTATCGAAATGCAGACGGCAGATATTCAGGCGCGGATTGATGCAGGTGGATTGAGTGAGGAAGAAGTCAATAAGCTCAACCAGCAAATCGCCAATCTGAATATTGATGCAATCTGCCTGAGTGCATTGATTGACCCGCTCTCTCAGGACGAAATCGACATCCTGCTCGGAGAGCTGGAAGCCATCGAAGCCGAAAAGGTTGAAATCGAGTCGCAGCTTGCCAATTCGGGCAATCTGCCTACCGAACAGGTGGAAGCGCTTGAGAAGCAGATTGAGGATCTGAATACTCGCGAAGTCGTCATCAATGCAGTATTAGGATCACTCCCGGAGGATGTTGTGAAATCCTATGTCGAACAAACGCTCGGCATCAGTTATGAGCAGCTTGTTCCGGTTTTGAGAGATACTTTCGGTATCAATGTCAGCCTTGAAGAATTGCAGACTGGTGCATACGATAGCCTTATCGAAAGCGGAGCCATCGAGGATGTTTCTCGCGCCAACATGGAAGCTGAACTCGCTACGCTCAGAGGAAATGTTGGAGCTGCCAAAGCACAAGCCCCTGAAACCCTCGCGGAGATCAGTAGGCTTGAAGCGGAAATTGCCGACCTCGAAGCTCAGCGTCAAGCAAGCATTGCGGAAGGCGGCGAAAAAACGGTTGCGGCAGCGTCTCTCAATGCGATTATCGCAGGATGGGCAACGGATTTTGCATCTTTTGAGAGGGGCGAAATCAACCATGAAGAACTCAATGCACGACGATCCGCCTATGAGCAGCGTCTGTTTGATGAGGTTTACACTTCTGGATACGTAGACCCAGAAGTGCGGGCGGGTCTTACGGACGAACAGCTATGGCGCGGTTTTGAGCAAATGCTCAACTCCGGCAGTTCCGACTTCTCTGCGATTCTTTCCGAGATGGCCCATGTATTTGAAGTCGGGGATGGTTGGGACTTTGGACAGGCAGACCGGCAGGCTGAAGCCATTGCGCAGAAACAGGCAGAAGTCAACATTGCACGCGCGGGCCTTGAAGAAGTGTACGCAGGCGAAACCCGGCTCGTTGCCGCTGAAGCATTCGCTGGAACTGACTACATGGGTATGAGTGTTGATGAAATTGCAACTCAGTATCCGCAGATCATCCAAGAACTCGGCGCAGCGGGCGAAACCATGTTCCAGAATATGCTTTCTGGTCTACAGGAACTCAACACGCAGGCTGATTATGTTACAGCAGAACAGCAGACGCAGGCAGTTGATGTGATTGATATTGCTGCGAAAGCTCAGATTATGCAGGATGTTCAGGCACAGGTACAGAACATCGCAACCATTTATCAGCAGATGACGGCAGACCAGCAGGCATCTTTCGCGGCATCCGAAGAGGGCGCTGCACAGCTTGCAGCCGTCAACGAAGCTCTCTCTGCGCTTGGCGTTGAAAAGATCGAAAGCCTCGATCAGCTCAATGCTGCACTCGAAGTGCTTTCCACCCTTGACCTCACTTCCTTCTCGCTGGAAACTGCACAGACCGCATTTGTGGCTCTCGGTGGCGACGCGGAAGGATGTAAGACGAAGGTGGATGCACTCAGGGCTTCCCTTGAACTGCTCGACGGCAGCAGCACGACATCCACCCACACCCATACGAACACGACGATCAACAAGACCATTACCGTTACAAACGGCAGTGTTGCCCTGAATGCGAACGGCGGCATCTACGACGGCGCAATGCTCTCTTGGGTCGCAGAGGATGGCCCGGAGGCCATTATCCCGCTCGGCGCAGAACGCAGGGAACGCGGCCTTGAACTCTGGTTGCAGGCTGGTCAAATGCTGGGTGTTGCCGAGTTTGCGAACGGCGGCATCGTAGCACCTTACGCAAGTATGCTTGGCAATCTGCCTGACGATGATTTCGACGGCGGCAGCAATCCCGTGCCTGTACTGGCAGGCGGTGATGACTATGGCGGTGGCGGCGAACGGACGATCTCCGTTTCTGTCGATGCCAGTCCGTCCTATCATATCGAGGGCGGCGATTCCGACGATATTCTCGACAAGCTCAGAAGCAAGCAGAAGGAACTGGCAGAGCTTTTCGGTGGAGCAATCGCCGAACAGCTCGAAGACATCGTTGCAAATATGGTGTAAGAAAGGAGTCTGGAAATGGATTTTTACCTCACGGATATTGCTTCCGGCGACAGGCTCCGCATTCCTCTGCTGCCTGACCGGCTGAATATCAAAAGCGGAGCGATGACTGTTGCGTTCAACGTCATTGAAACCGGTGAAGTCAAGATACCCCGTGGCACTATGCTCACGGGGTATTCTTGGAATAGTGTATTTCCCGGGGAGAGCATGTCCGAATACTCTTTCGTGTACGACTGGCAGCGGCCCACGGATATTGTGTCGAAGCTGGAACACTGGAAAGAGCAGAACAAAACCCTTCGCTTTATGGCGACGGAAATTTCGATCAACGCAGACGTATTCATCGAGACGTTCAACTACGAATACTTCGGCGTTGGGCATTGCTCCTACACGCTCGGCCTGACCACGCGCCGGAAGCTGACGATCCAGACCGTACAGGCCCCCACGCCTCCCAACGATCCCGACCCCGAAGAGGAAGATCCTGAGGAAGAAGAAAAGCAGTACGGCACGGTAAAGACCAACGGAAGCAACCTGAATGTGCGTCGAAAGGCTTCGACAAGCAGTAAGATTCTTGGCAAACTCAAGAACGGTTCGAAGGTTGAAATCCTTGGCAAGTCGGGCAACTGGTACATCATCCCATATTCTTCCGGCGACAATGGCAAAGCGTATGTCTACGCAAGCTATGTCAAGATCGGCTCCGGCTCTTCCAACCCATCGAATCCACCGAGCAGCAGCAAGCCGCCGTCCTCCGGTTCCAATCCGAGTTCCTACACGGTAAAGAGCGGCGACAGCCTTTACTCCATCGCAAAGGCAAAGCTGGGCGACGGAACGCGCTACACCGAAATCTACAACCTGAACAAATCGGCCATTGATGCGAAGAATGCCGGAAAGAACTGCAGCAAGTACACGATCTATGCTGGCATGACGCTCAAGCTGCCTGCCAAGTAAAGGTGGTGAGAGCATGGCAGTAGTAGACCTCGCGACCGTAAAATACTATGTTGTTGCCGTCCTGAAGGACGGCAAACAACTGCATTTGGAGAAAGTCGCGGAGAACATCGCATGGGAAGAGAACGAAAAAGAACTGGCCGTCCGGCTCAACCTCACCCTGAGAGACGTCCCCTACAACGGCGGGCGGCTTTCTGAGGTGCTGGCGCTGTGCACGGTCATTTACCTCTATTCGGACTGGGGAACCGGGCAGCAGGAAGTCTTCCGTGGGACGATCTGGAAATGGGGACATTCCCAGACACATGATGATTCGATCATCATCACGGGATATGACCTGCTGTTTTATCTCCAGAAGTCCACTGACAGCAAGTATTACGCAAAGGGCAAAAGCACGAAAAGCATCGTCAGCGACATACTGGGTGATTGGAAAGTGCCGCTCGGAGAGTATACTGCGGCCAATGAAACCCATGAGAAAATCCTCTACAAAAACCGTACCATTTCCGCTATGCTGACGGATACTCTGGAAGATGCCCGGAAGCTGGGCGGCAAGAAGTCATTCATCCGCGCATCGAAGGGAAAGGCTGATTTCCTTGCCTATGGCAGTAATACGGACATCTACTCCTTTACTGCGGAGTCAAACCTGACCATGAGTGACGATGATTTCGACATGACTCCGCTGGTCACCCGCGTACAGGTACTCGGCAAGGATGACAAGAATGGCCGTCCGAAGGTTGAAGCGACCATCAATGGCAAGACGGAGTACGGCATTCTTCAGCGCAGCGTCGTCAAGGGCAGCTCGACTCTGAAAGAGGCAAAAGCCGAAGCTCAGAGCATGCTTGACGAGAAAGGCAGCCCTACCCGCACGATCAGACTCCGCTCCCCGGAATTCCCGCTCATTCGCAAAGGCGATCTTATCTACGTTACGACCGACCAGATGAAGGGCTATTTCCACGTCAAGGGCATATCCCACAACGCAACCAATATGACCATGCAGATGGAGGTGGAACCCAAATGAGCAAGGGCGATAACAGTCCCGGCCTCAGCCGCCTCGCTGGTGTCATGAGGGATCTTGCGAACAAGGACAGGGACACAGCTCTCGTCCTTGACTTCGGAACCATACAGGGCGACGGCAGCCTATTGACCAACACCTATCCGCTTCCCATCCCGAAAAGCGACTATATCGTATGCCGACACCTCAAGAGCTGGGAAATCACAAAGAGTACCAATTCCCGCAGTGTCGGCGATCACGGAGAGCATTCCCACAGCTTCACCATTGAACGCCGGGAACGCCTGAAGAAGGGCGACCGCGTGTTGGTGGCGTGGGTTCAGAACGACGCTGTTGTGGTGGACGTAATACTCCCCGCAGAAAGCGTATTGTGATGGAGGTGGTATAGTTGGCAAACGAAACCCTTTACCCGGTATTTGATATACCGAGCATCAGAACTCAAATAGACGCGGAGCAGGTTTTCAAACCGGCTCCGTATTTTGATTTTGAAACAGGCGACTTCCTGCGCGACAGTACCGGCCATGTCCTCATGGCTGACGGCTACCAATCCTACAAGATATGGGTGTTAAAGGCGTTAAAAACGCAGCTGGACGCTTGCCTGTGTTACTTGGACTTTGGCATTGACCTCGAAGGAGCGTTCGCAGAAACGGCGCGGAAAGCCTCTGAATCAGTGCTTGAAAGAACCATCACGGAAGCCCTGCTCATCAATCCGGGAACGGAGCGAATCTATGAATTCGCCTTTGTTTGGGCAGCAGATACCGTGGAAGTGTCGTTCGTCGTCAAGCCTCGCAACTGGGCGGCATTCGACATCAACTTCAATGTTGCCAGCAGGAGGTGAATTTGTAAGTGGAATTTGAAACGACTTATGTGCCGCCGCGAGCGATATCTGAGATGGACGATGATGTTATTCACGCTCGAATGCTCATGGTTATCCCGGACAATATCGACAAGACAAAGGGTGGATTCGCTCACGACTTCACCCGACCGGCAGCACTGGAAAAGGCTGAAATGCTCATGGTCATCAATGAGGCCATACAGATATTCTTCCCGGAGTGGTCTTATGGCGGCTACCTCGACCTGATCGCGAAGAGAGCGCACCTTACGAGAAAATCTGCGACGTATGCCGAGGGCTATGTGGATGTTACTGGCGTCCCCGGCACGGAAATCCCAGAGGGCTTCATCTTCTCGACTCCCGCAACGGCAAGCACCTCGAACATCGAGTACGCCGTCGTTGAGCTGGCAGTCATTGACAGCTATGGCGAAGCCCGCGCGAAGGTCAGATGCACGCAGGAAGGAACCATCGGAAATGCAGCACCGGGCAGTGTCATCCTCATGGCGACGCAGATCAGCGGCATTGAGACCGTTACGAACAAAGAACACATCACTGGCGGTACGGAGCGTGAAAGCGACGACAGTCTGCGCACGCGCATCGAAGAATACGACCGCAGCGGCAGCGAATCCTACGTCGGCTGTGATGCGGACTATATTCGTTGGGCAAAGGAAGTGGACGGCGTCGGTACGGTCCGCGTAGTCCCGGAATGGATGGGCAAGGGAACCGGCACGGTCAAGGTCATTATCATGGACGCGAACGGCAACCCCGCCAATCAGGCCATTATTGATGCGGTGTATCACCACATCATCAGCACCGAAGAAACCAGAGAAGATGACCGCCTCGCTCCGATTGGAGCGATTTTAACTGTTTCTACCGAGGAACCCGTCCAGATCAGCATATCGGCCACGCTGTTGCTGGAACCCGGCGCGGATATCGTTGAGATTGAAGCAGCATATCGGGAGGCGCTGCACACCTACTTCAACGAAGCAAAGCAGGAATCTTGTGTCCGATACACGAGAATTGCCAGTGTGCTTTCCGAGACGGTTGGCGTGCTGGACTATTCTGATCTGACCCTCAACGGCAGCATCAGCAATATCCCGATTACTGTCAATGACTTCCCGACCATCGGAAGCCTCACTCTTGTTGATTCGGCGCAGCCTGTCATACCGGATGACGGCGGCGATGACACTGAAGAGCCGACCGATGAACCCACGGACGAACCCACCGACAATCCCACCGAGGAACCTACGGACAATCCGACCGACGATACTCTTGAGAACGAAGAATCCACTGACACTGGCGAAGAGGTGATCCCGGATGGAACGGAGTCGTGACCGAATCATTACGTCGCCCACGGCTGAACGAATGCTCAGTCGCGTATCGCCGATATACGATGAAAGCTATGTGGGTCTGTGGACTTTTGAAGCCATTGGCCGTGGATACGACGAACTTTGGGAGATCGTCAACACGTTCCCTGACCAGCTCTTTCCTGAGACAGCAACTTGGGGCTTGGTACTCTGGGAACGTCGTTATGGCATCGTGACCGATGAAACGATCCCGCTTGAAGACAGGCGACAGGCGGTTCTCGCGGCACGGGATGCAACGAACCGCTTCACTCACTACCACCTCGAAGCCTACATCACCAGCAAAACAGGTGGAACGGCCCGCGTTATTGACAACGTCGGGCCGTATACCTTCGGTGTGAGGGTGGAAGCGGAAAAAGGCATTGCCGCCGTCGATATGCTGGATTTGCAAGCCTACATCATGTCGCACAAGCCCAGCCACCTCACATGCAAGATCATGTTCTATACGGAGAAGAGCATGCGAGTCCACATTGGATTCGCCGTCCACAGTGGCGTATGGTCGCGCTTCCTGATGGAGGGTGTGGACTTTGAAGCCCTCAAGAACCAAAGGCTTGTGGACGAGCTGGACGCGAGTCTTGCAGACGAACACGGAAGCATCCTGTTCGAGTGACAAGGAGGTTGAAATATGATTTCATCTACGCCCAAACTCACCGATGCCGGAAACGATATCCTGATTCGCGGCATGTGTGGTGAGAGGATTACGTTTACCCGATTCAAGGCCGGTAACGGTGAACTGCCTTTGAACAGCGACGGCATGGAACTGACCGACCTTATCAACCCCATTCTGGAGTTCGGCATTTCCGAAATCGACACTTCGGAAGAAGGATACGCGAGGCTGATCGGCAAGTTCGACAGCTCGGATATCACGGCAGATTTTCGCTGCCGGGAATTCGGCGTGTTCTGCAAAGGTGAAGGAGAAGATGCACCGGAAGTGCTTTACGCCTACACCAACGACGGGGACAACTCCGGCATGCTCCGCGCAAATGCAACGGACGTACTGTCCGAGCAGACGATTGAGCTGATCGTCGTCATTGACAAAGCGATGCAGGTCACGGCGCTCATTTCTCCCTCTGTCCTGTATGCGTCCAAGAGCGAATTTGACGAACATGTCAACGACTTCGAGAACCCGCACAAGACAACGAAAGAACAGGTCGGACTCGGTAACGTAGCAAACGTTACCCCGGAGGATATGGCTCCCGAATGGGAAATTTCCGCGCAGACCACCACGCAGGAAATCAACCCCCGCGAAACCATGTCGAATATGCTCGGCAAGATTGCTAGAGCAATCAAGAATCTTATCGCCCACATTTCCAACCGCAACAACCCCCATGAGTCCACCTATGAACAGGTGGGCGCAGCGGCGAAATCCCATAACCATTCTGCTGCCGACATCAACTCCGGCGTCCTTGGCTTGCCGCGTGGCGGTACGGGCGTAACCACTCTTGCGGAGCTTCAGAAGTTGATCGGAGGTCAGATCAAGATCGGATCTTATACCGGCAATGGTGGTGGTGACAGGGAAATCAGTCTTGGCTATGCCCCGGATGCTTTGATTTTTGCAAGCTCTAGTGCTACGAGGGCGATGCCTGACCCGCAATGCTATTTCCTTACGAAGGACATCCAAGTATTCAGCACAGGTCACGGCGGCCATGCGGTCGGCCCTCAGACTTGGGATTCTTCCTGTAGCAAGCTCATGATTACCACAAAAGGATTCAAGGTCGATACCACGCTGAATCAAAGTGGTTGGACATATGTATATGCAGCCATCAAGGTTGCTCAGTAAGGAGGGAACAAAGTGGCAACCAACAAGATTACCGAAAAAGCACAGGTGCAGACGCTCAAAGAGGCGGCAAGCGTGCTGATCACGCAGCTTGAAACGGCTGAAGACGGTTCGGAGGTTGAGTCTCTGCGCCGTGCGACGCTGGAAGTGCTGGTCGCTGCGCTGCGCAATAAGGGCGTCAACGACGGGTACGTCTCTCAGGCGAATCTCGACAAGATGAAGCCTGACCTTGTGCGCAACATCGAACAGGTGCCGGAGGTGGGCATTAAGGTCACGTTCTGGGATGCGACCACGCTGGAAATCCCCATTGACAGCGGCGGTCTGGCCTTTGATACCGTCACCTACGATCAGGTAAGCGGGTATCTGCACATCCTGCTCGAAGGACAGGATGTGGTCAGCCCGTGCTTCATCGGCGGCGGT